ACTACGCAATAAAAGACCTATATAGTATATCCTACTATATATTTCTGTAAGACCGTTATACTACGTGATACAAGTAAACCCGTTATACCTCGCGATAAAGGTACCCCGTTCTACTACGTGACACAAGTATCCGTTATACTACGCGATAAAAGTAAACCGTTTTACTACGTGACAAAAGTATTCCGTTATACCACGCGATAAAGGTAACCCGTTATACTACGTGACAAAAGTACCCCGTTATACCACGCGATAAAAGTAACCCGTTCTACTACGTGATAAAGTAAACATGACCACTACTTGTAGTGAAGCCTTGTTCCAACAGGAAGACTGTTGTGACGAGGTAATTACATCATGGCATGAACAGGATGAATTAGACTACCTTGAGTCAAAACTTGAGGAGGCTGTTCTCCTACGACCCGCCAAAGGTTTCTCGTTTGTTGGAGACCGCATGCCTGACAAGAGGCATTTGCGCACCCTAACGAGTTACTTCGAGCAAGCTCTCATCAAAGAGATTGAGAGCAGGAACATCAAGCTCACTGGTCTTTGGCAAAATGCCAAAGTTCCGCGATCGAGTGCTTCGCACCTTCGAAGCATAAAGGAATCGAAAATCGTGAAGAAGTCAAAGCGACACAACTTCTTGAGGAGTGCAAGTGGTGCTGGAATAAGGAAGAGTTTTCCTCCAGTACTTATCTTGACAAAAAGACCCGTAGTCAAGGGAACTGAGCAAGGTCTCTTTGGAGATTATTTGCCCCCTGGACTAACTCGAGAAGAACTGGAAGTAGATGACAAGTATGCCGCATGGTTCACCCTGCTGTGTTCTTGCCTGTCTGCTTCAAAAATTTTGGAATGTTTTCAAGTTTCCCCATTGATTGACTTTGTGTTTGATCAATTGGATCCGATAACATTGAAGAGGTTTCAAAATATGCTGTTGATTCTTGCTAAGAAGTATCCTGAAGATTTTGATTTGGCTGCTGAATTGAACGCAGTCTATATCACAACGAAGGATGCAACTCCTGCTGTTAGGAAGTCTAACAAACGCCGGAATCGGATATATCTTGATATGTGCTATGCTGACCCCGAACTCAGTCTCGCTACTAGACCTGTAGAGACTGGAGTTGAACAAGGATTATTTTCATTGATCCAGGAAGGACCTGGCAAGATGGAAAATATCCTTAATAGCACATCTTCTACGTTGGGAAAACTAGAGGATTTATCCGATCAAGCATCTTCAACTATTGGAAGCTTAGAGAATAAGCTGTCCAATTTGCTAGATAGTGCTTCAGAGACGATCAAAAATCTGGAGCCTGAAAAGAGAGTTGGAGAAGTAGACAAGGCATTGTCCTTCCTGGACAAAGTCAAGAAGAACTCACCTGCTTTACTGATGAATTTAGTTTCATTAGTGAAATCAAAGGACATGATATCGATAACATCTGCTGTTACCAATATTGTCTTTCTTCTTGATCTTGATGGATCTATTGTCGAAAAGTTTCTTGAACTCTTTCGACGCCCGACGACGAACCCTGACACTGCAACTTCTGGAACCGAACAAGTATTTACTAGTACCCTGAGCCTTCTTGGTATTGGAGCTAGTTTTCTCGGAGATTATTCGCCGAGTAAGTTATTGGCTGGAAATTCTCGAGGTCTCTTCACTGCACAAAAAGAAATGGAAGCAATGGAGAAGATTTCAGAACTTTTCATGGGAGCCCTTTCCGAATGGGGAATTTGGGATTCCGAACAGTCAAAGACTATAAATACTTTGAAGGCACAGCTGAAGGAGATTATAGAAGCAACTGCAGAATATGAGACATTGTGTTCTGTTAGACCCGCTGCTTTTCTCCGTGAGAAGTATTTCAGAAAGTTTATGGACCATTTTCGGCAACTTGAATCAATCCGAATCCAAGTAACAGATAAGTCATATAATTCACTCAATGGAACCAATTTTGTTGGTGAATTGATGGCTTTACATGCTAGATTTAAGGATTTGAAACGAGTTGTAGACAAAGCAAGGGCTGTTAACGGTATGAGACCCGTTACAGTTGGATTAGTTTTCCTGGGAGAACCAGGAATAGGAAAGTCTCAAATTCAGAGTACACTCCTTCCAGCGATGATAAAGCGCTGGAATGCAAGGAATCTAGGTGACAATCCCTGTTGGGAAGGCCTAGATGACATTAAGGAGTGGAAAACCTGGAACCAGAATACACGTGACAACTATCACGAAGGGTATTTTGGTCAGGAGATTCATGCCATTGATGACATGTTTCAAACCGCTGACGACTCAGACCATCTAGACTTCATTAATATGTTGTCTGGTGCGTTGTTTCCGACTGTCCAAGCTGATTTACTCAGTAAAGGTACGCCATATAAAGCTAGACTTTGTGTGGGTTCTGCTAACAAATTTCCAACTGCGAGTAAGACTTGCAAGAGTGTTGCCGCGCTTCAACGACGATTTATTGTTGTTGAATGTAAAGCAACTGGACCCGTACCGACCCAATACGACCCGAGTTTTGGACATTTGACATTCAGTTACTGGACTGATGGACGTGACTATGCCCAAAGGACTGCCCCTACGATTGCTACTTATCATGAGATTCTAGATTTGATCCTTGAGAATATGTTAGTAAATGACAGATTCTACGAGGAGACATTGAATGATACTCATGAAGAGGCTGCATCGAGTACGAGTGATTGGAGGATTGCTCGTGCGAAAGTTGATGACCTACGAATGTTAAAAGGAGATCTGGAACTTGATGGTGATTGGATTACTGTCATACAGAACCTTGGAAATCAGGAAGCTAGGAAAGCACGCTCGCTGAAAGTTCTCTTTACGCTTGATCCTAATCAAGGTGAAGGGAGTTACGGAGTGTGCGATCTTGCTGCGCGATACCCTGTGTGGAGAAATACCGCATTTGTGTTGCGCCAAGTGATGAAAATGACAGATGACAACAAGGAGAAGTTCCGACAGATCTTTCCCCAAGATTGTTGGGTTGAACAAGATGGCTTGTTCACCCATGTGTCTTCTGCTGTGAAGATGCTCAGGATCGCTGGACAAGCTACCTTTCAAAACGCCATGACCGATGAAGAATTTGAGTCTGAAACATTTACCGAAATGTTCTGGATGTATCTTAAGAAAGTTAAAGATATCATCATGACGACAGTTTCTTCTATTTGGGATTTCGCAAAGACAGTATGGAAGGCATACTGTGACACAACACAAGCACTTGGATTCGCGTTAACCTCTTTCATCTGTTGGTTAACAGGTATGGATCCTCACGGTGTTGCTGGTAATATTTTGACAGTAATCTTCTCGTCATATATTGGAGCTATAATAACTCAGTTATTTGTGCTTATGTGTGTGACGGTGTGGGTTGTTGTTAGAATAACAATGCTCAGGAAAACTCAGACGTGTGAATCGTGTAGGAATAAATCTCGTGATGACTATGATGCATATTTACTATGTGAATATTGTAGATTGCACTGCAAGATTGGAACTTTTTATACTACTCATACAGAACAGTGTGTAAGCTTGAGAAAAGCTGTACAAGAGGTGAGTTATCTGACATGTAATGCATGTCGGACTGCTCAATGCTCGAATGCATGTAAACATCAAGCCGAAACAGTAAACCCAGATAAACGTTCTTTGAATGTTTATTTGGATGCTGTGAAGAAATGTTTCCCGGACGATTCTGAAGCTGTGTGTGAGGAATTTGAACAATTTCCTGAATTGGAATTTGTTGAGGAGAACTCTTCACAGAGTATGCGAAGCCCGAAACGACCTGGTTTACGATTTGAAGCTACGAGACAAGAAAGTTCGAGTATGAGTGTGAAAGGAAAACCGAGACAGAAGCTGTACACAGAGGCAAAGGAAGAAAACTCTAGCCAGAGTAGACAAGCCCCCCGCCGTGCACAGTATTACACCGAGGTGTACGACGGACGACTTCGTCGTACGGCATCCACGAAAATAAGGACTGAAGGACAGAAGTTCGCAGATGATGTGAATCTCAAGGAATCTGATAGGAAGACTACAGATTTAGTTGAAAGATTTGCAGAAAATGCGAAGGAGGAAATGTGTGTTGATGGTGCTGCTATGGCTCTGCATAAGACCATACGTTCCAGTACAGTAATGTGCTGGAAAGTAAACCATATGACTGGGAAAGTGATTGCTCGCTTACATGGAGTTTGTTTTGGTAATCATATCATAGTGCCACGTCATTTTTCTGAGAATGACCAGCCTGGTGAATTTGATTACTACTTTCTCGATGTAAGAAGCCGATCGCTACCGGATGAATTGCAGAAAGCGATGCGTGAAAAGATTCAGATGCATGTTGTAGCTAATGGAACTGTGACTCTAAAGAGCGAGAAAATGTTGAAATACGTCAACATCCCTCGCAATGAGTTTACTTCCATTCGCCTTGTTAAGGCATCGACTAAACATGACTATGCTATCTGGATTCACGACAGTAACCCTTTTCCAATGACTGTTTACAATAACATGGTCACAAAGGACGATATCGCTAAGAAAGGTGACACCATCCCGAATGCCCTCCAACATATTCCATCATCTGATGTGAGTATGATGGTTGCGGCTGCCCTCGTCAAGGACATGGATTTTGACTTGAACACCGGAACTGTCTACGAAACTACAAAGACCTACGAGAAATTGTGGCGAGTACGTTCATTCATTGTGTCTGGAGCGCAGACATCTGAAGGAGATTGTGGAGGATCGCTTATTGCTTGCGATAAAAGACTCCGAAACAAATTCCTTGGAATCCATGTGATTGGATCTGAAATGTGTAGTTATGCTGCAATTGTAATGAAAGAGGAAGTTGATGCTATAATAAACAATCCGAAAGAGGAGATGTTTGTTGTAGAACAAAAAGCCACTGAATTACCAATTGTAGACACACTGGAACAGATCAATTACATTGTTGACGATCCTGCAGAGAGCCCTGAGTGTTTTGAATACTTAGGAGAAACAGATAACTATTATCCTGAAGCAACACAATCGTCATTGAATAAACACTTGTTTTTCATGACGTTTCTGGCTACAGCTTGCCCTGCTGCATTGAAACCAGAACAAGTTGAGGATAAATCTGAGCTCTCACTGAATCGCCATGCTAAACCCTCTATTTTGACTACTCAGTATGAGAAATATGGTAAACACATGGAGACTTCAGACGACCTGACAATGGATTTACGAGATATGGCTGCACAATTGAAGGACCGATATGTGGAAGTCTTGGCCTCCCATGATACCGGAATTGCTAATCTTGATGATGCAATTAACGGTGTTAAAGGAGACCCTGACAGCCACCCTCTTGACCTGCGAACGAGTGCTGGCATCCCATGGTCTACCATGGATGTTGGAGGAAAGAAAAGAGATTTCATGAAGGGAGAGACAATGGAAGATGGAGAAATTCGTTATTCTATTGATAACACCACCCCTGCTGGAAAGCTCTTGCTGACTGAAGTTAACCGGAAGAAACAACTGGCGCGAAATAAGACAAGGACGATGAGTATTTGGAAGAATTGTATCAAGGATGAGACAAGACCGACAGAGAAAGTACGAATTGGAAAATCACGCTTGTTCACTGCTGCACCGTTAGACTTTGTTATTCTATGTAGACAATACATGGGAAAATTCAAAGTCGCATGGACGAAGGAAAGGGAAAATCTTTTCCATTCAGTTGGCATTAACCCAATGTCAATGGAATGGGCAAATTTGTACAACAAGATGAAAAGAAAGACCCCTTATGGAAATGATGCCGACTTCGGTAGATTTGATGGTAACTTACGCGCCGACTTTATGGAGGCTGCTGCTAGTGTTGTAATCAAATCGATCGTAGAGATGAATGACCTTGATGTAAATGATGAGAATGTTTTGATCACTTTGTGGGATGAAATCATTCGCACCATTCACGTGTCAAGGACTAATGTCAGCATGACGACACACGGAAATCCATCAGGAAACCCTATGACTACCGTTGTAAATTGTATTGTGAATTTGCTATATCATTGGTATGCCTACAGGAAGATTACTGGTAATACTTCCTTAGAAAGCTTTGAAAATGATGTAGTATTCACATGCTTTGGAGACGATGTCTTGTGGGCCACTAATGGACACGAGAATGGAATGACTTTCCACGCTGTTGCCGACGTAATGACCGAACTTGGACAAGAGTACACAACTGCTGCTAAGGAAGCAGCATCGAGTGCGAGTGAGAAACCTATAAAGGAGCTTCAATTCCTGAAGCGTAGTTTCTCACCAATCTCAGAAATCCGTATCCTGTCACCGCTTGAAAAAGAGTCCATTGAACAACAGTTCAATTACACTCATATGCAACCGAATGACATTGAGGGAATTTCTAGTCAAATTCAAGAAGCGAGCATTGAAGCAGCCCAACATGGACCTGCCTATTATGCTTACTTTAAGAAGAAGATCTCAGACGTAATTTCCAAACTCAATCTGCAGCACAGAATCCAACGTGTTATTGGATACAGTGATGCGTATCTGGCACTCATGAAGAGATATGATACTGCGATTGTGGCGCCTAAGAAGAGTAAATTACAATAAAGATGTCTGCGATTACTGCAAATACCTCTGGAGCGATGCTCCCAATGGATACCCAAACCCCCCCCCCCTCTGGAAAAGTCCAGAAAAAGAAGAGATCCGTACCCTACGTACCGATGTATAAACCTTCAGATGAAGGCCAATCACTACAAGGAATCGACGAAGAATGCGCACCTGGACCAAATGCTGCACGAAAAGTAGTGCAACTGATGACTCCAAGTGGGCTAAAAGACGTGATTGTGTTAGCTGACGATATCCCCACCAGATCTCGTGCTGATTACTTATTGCGACAAGAAGCCCCAGAAACGTGCAATGTTTGGACAGAACCAGAAGTGATGACTGTGAATGAGAGTATTAAACCAACATTTAGCTCTCGAGTATTGTATTTTATGAATTTATTTTACAATTTCCATTCACATGTTATCGTCCGACTGGTAGCCAAACCACCGTTATTCTCTGCCCAAAGATTTTGGGTCACTACCGACCCAGATTCTGATGGTGAGAATTACGATTCCGTTGGATTTGATTGGAATCCATCTCTAGAAAACGAAATATACGTCTTGATGCCATGGGTAGATTTCACACACATGCGACCTGTAGATACCATCCTTGATGATACCTTTACAGGACTCGGCACATTCCGTGTGATACCCGTGACGAATCTCGTCTACGAATCAGGAGCTCCTACGACACTTGATGTAGCTTATATGTGTTGCCCGTACACATTGACTCTCTTCGACCCGAGAGCAGTAGATAAGCCAACACGAAGTGTTAAAGGAGTAGAACAAGGATTCAATCATGAAGTTGATTGGGTCTCCGAACTGAACCGATTATTCCAAGCTATTGGAATTCCTGGCCCCGTTTTCTTCGAGTTTGTACAAGTAAATCTTGTTTGGAAAGCCCTTTACAATTTCCGTCTCGGCCCTATTACATTAGGAGGAGAAGGAAGTGGAAAAACCAAACGTGATGCTAAACTCGAAGGGTGCAAGGATTTCATTAGGAGGATTGACATTCACATGCGCAATGTATCTCCCCAGTTGAAAATTGCCTATCCAAACTGGTATGATATACGGAAAGCGTTTGCCGACATGCGGAATCGTCTTAGGATGATTGAACAAATCCAGAATGGAACTCCTGTTCCACACTGGACCGCATTGTCAGCACACAGGTATGTGAATCCTGACGACCTATACCCACACCGTGTTCAAGGAACTGAACAGATCTTTGAATACGAGTACAACGAATTGTCTACGATCCCTGAGGAAGATTATGGTGTATCGGAAGATTCCAGTGAAAGAGTTACTTCTCACTGGCAATATTTGCAATCTGAAACTGTTACTGCTGCCACAGATAGTTTCACCCTGCAAGTGGATCTTACGAAAATTAGCACTTCCACTATGGAAGCAAAACGCCACCTGAAATTCTCAAGAATGCCCCTTTTCAAAGTTAATACTACTTCGAATCCGACCACAACTGCATTGTATCGTGTCACATGTCATCCCAGACTAAATGTGGCAAATACCTTCCAGCTACCCGGAGTAGAATGGGACATTAAGAAGGGAGACTTCATTATATCACCATATTGGATTGATATTCTTTCCGCGGTGGAACCTGCAGATCGGAAAATTGACCTTCGATTCACTAGAATCGTTGGTTCACATGGGACCGATTTTGAGGTTACACTGTGGATGAATACACATCCTTTGAATTACCATCATATGGTGGACCCTAATGTTATTCACAAACGCATTCAGGGTACTGAACAAATGGAGACTTTCCCTGACCAGGAATCTGACAATTCAACACCTTCCGACAACTCTATCCAAGAGACAGAAGATGTCAACAAAGTGACTAGCGCTTCACACAATGTTGTTCAAGTTGAACAGGTTGGACCTACTTTGAGTGAGCGCGACTGGAAGTTTGTTACTAATGCGAAGCTAGATACTGAAAAGTATTCTGCTCAAAGCATGGCTGTAACACCTCTCCTTTTTGGAAAATATAACTTCTGGAATGCACGCCGATATCGAAAGTGGAAAGGAACGCTGAGAGTGAAAGTACAATCAACGTCGGCATCTACTACTAATGGACAAATCTTTCTGAGACATTCAGATGAGCCCCTTCCTGATGTAGTGGAGAATCCCCAAGATCTTGTTAAGATGTACCCATGTGCGAAAGGATCGTACAATGAGGGTGCTATTGAATTAGACTTGAAATGGAGATGTCCAACACCAACTGCTGCCTGTGATGCTGTAAAGTATTCAAAACAACCAGAAGGCCGCAACGGATATCTTGATATTGTTTATGTTCAAGCAACCAATAAGATTACACCGACAGCTGACAACGATGTACAAATTGCCATCTATGCTGATGTTTCAGATATTACCTACTCGCATCCCTCTGCACAAGTTTCAACTTTGCAGTGGGCACCACCCAACATCATAGCACATCTTAGAGATGCAACTCCTCTTCGAGTTGGTCCCACCTCAGAGATTGTTACGGCAAGTGCGAGTACTGGATATGTATTTAAGAATGCATCTGGTAACACAGTTTCCTTCCTTCCTAAGCAAGTGCTGTATGTTCAATCAGAGAATCCCGAGTGGAATATGAATGACGAATACGGAAATTCCATTCTTAATTATACGAATGATAAGCTCCAACTCCCTCTTATTGAAACAATAACTGCAGCAGATTCCGAGATGACAGTCGCAATCCAGGTGATTGGGACTGGGAATAGTACGATGAGTACCATCCCAAGTAATGTGGACAAAGTTTTTACAGCTCCTCCATTGATGTATGCGCATCATACGGAAGGTGGCTTGTACATTACAAATTGTTCAGTGACACCTTGTGAATATCCAATCCGACAGTGGATTGATGAACACCTAGATACACTGAATAACCACATCGACTCAGACAGAATCGACCTTCGCTAGAAGATATCAAACCTCGTTGCGAGAAATCAGGCAACGAGACCCCCTACATGGGAGTAGAAATACTCCAGAGAAACTACGAGTTTCTCCACCTCCCATGTGGGGGTGGAGTTTTTACTCAAAGTCTATCAACATGAAAGAGTGAATGCACACGAACCATCGTGAAGAGATAACGTCATAACACGAAGTGCACTGAAAAAAAAAAAAAAAAAAAAAAA